TGACGCTGCCACAAAGACCGGCATGAAGGGCATTGGGCAAAGCCGGAATCTGAAATGGCGCATAGCCGAAATGGAGCGGAAGGCCTTTGGAGCCGAGGAAGAGAACTGGTAAATCATTATGAACATCGACCAACTACTCGCAAACCATGAGCGCGAGACTGACAAGCTCATTGCCGAAATTCGTGCCTTTCGACTTCGTAAACGCGAATCGTGCGATCATCTCATCTACGACGGCCTCGCTGTCCAGGTGCGGATGTTGAAAAACCTAGGCATCCGACTTGCCGCCGTCGATGCCATTGAGCAAGAGCTTTACGGGCTGGCTCTGGATATTTTCCCAGACAATGGGCAGGGGCGCGACTGAAACGCGCATCATTTTAAACCAAAAAAGAGACAAATGAAAAACGAAATCACCGAAGCCCCTCGCACCATTAAGGGGCTGATTAACTCCGAGGCTGTCAGAGCGCAAATTGCTCGCGCATTGCCTAGCCACATGACGCCAGATCGTTTCCTGCGCGTTGCCACCACCCTGTTGCTGCGCTCCCCCAAGCTTGCCGAATGCTCTCAGGAGAGTTTCATGCGAGCGATGCTGGATTGCTCGTCGCTTGGCCTTGAGCCGGACGGGCGGCGCTGCCACCTGATCCCCTACGGCAAGGAGGTGCAGCTGATTGTCGATTGGAAGGGGCTTGTCGAGCTTGCGAAACGATCCGGCGAGGTGGTTTCGTGGAAGGCTGAGACGGTCAAAGAGAACGACTCCTTTGAATGGGTAAACGGCGACATCCAGCACTCCGTCAACTGGCGGGAAGATCGTGGGAAGCTCCAAGCGGTTTACTCCATTGTCAAAATGGCCAACGGCGAGATCGACACCGAGGTGATGACGCTGGCCGAGGTGGAAGCGATTCGCAAGCGGTCGAAGGCCAGCGGATCCGGCCCATGGGTAACGGATTTCGAGGAGATGGCGAAGAAGACGGTTATTCGTCGCCATTCCAAACGGCTCACGCTCTCGCCTGAGTTCCACGATGCTTTGGACAAGGACGGCGACAAGCTTGCCGACATCCAGGTGAATCGAGCAGCCAACGAGGCCGCGAAGGTTTCCTTTTCTCAACCTGCCATCGAGGCAGAATCGACCGAGGTGAAGGAGGGGGCATGAAAGAAGTCTCAATCTACCACATCGATCACCTAGGCGGGAACCCAACCATCCGCTTCAATCTCGCGGCGATTCGGCGCCTGCTTCCCGAGTATCAGATCGACAATTTCAATCTGACTTCACGGCAAAGAACCAAAATGCAGCGGCGCGTGGATCTTTACGTTGGCCTTGGCGGCAAATGCGACTTTCAAACTGGCATCGACGCCACCGAGGAAAGAATCATTCCGGCGAGAGTGATCCCGGCCAAGGACGCGAAGATGGTTCGCGGGAAGCTGGTCCCGGCATCGAAGCGTGAGGTCATACCGGCACGCATTGAACCGGCCAAGCCCGAGATTCTTCCAAGCATTAATCACCTGCCCAACGATGACATCCTCGACAGGGCGCTTCGTCTCGACTTCGCAACCAAACCCAGAACGTTGGCATCAGCATGAAAGAATTTCCAGACTGCACAATCTATTACTGCGAGCAACGCTCAGAGGAATGGCACGACCTTCGCCGTGGAGTCCTCACGGCGTCGAACTTCGGCCCGTGGCTATTGGCCAAAGGAAAGGTTGCAGACGGGGCGAGAGAGAAGGCGATTTGTAAGCTCATCAGCGAACGGGCCAAATGCTGGCAAAATCCCAACTTTGAAAACGCAGCCATGCAGCGCGGCACTGAGATGGAGCCGCAAGCGGTTGAAGCGTTTGAAACGGCTACCGGAAAGAAGTTGGTCCAGGTGGGCTTTTGTCAGAGCAATTACGGCTGGTTCGGATGTTCGCCAGATGGCCTTGTCGAAGGCGCGAGCATCGGATTTGAAGGCAAAGTTCCAGTGCCATCAACACACATCGAATACCGTCGAGCTGGGATCCTTCCTGATTCCTACCTTTATCAGGTTCACGGGTGCATGGCTGTGACCGGAGCGGAGGCATGGTGGTTCCAAAGCTGGTCACCTGGTCTGGCATCGCTTCGGATCCTCGTCGAGCGCGATGCCTTTACCGATTCGTTGCGCGATGCGCTGATTGAATTCTCATATCAGTTTGAGGGCGCTTTGGATGAAGAGGAGCAGGCGGCTAACAGGGAACTTGCCAACCTTGCAAAGCACGAAGCATGAAACAATCCCCCACCGCTCGCAAGATGCCAACAAGGAGGCAGATTGCAGAATATTGGAATGACCGATTTATTGCAAAAGGATGGGAAATTGACTTTGAAATCGTCAACACCCCGCAATGTTTTTCCTGCGGAAGAAAAAACCTTCCGCTTCAAAGGGCGCATATAAAATCAAGGTTCCTTGGCGGATCAAACAGTATCGAAAACCTGCACGTTCTTTGCGTTGCTTGTCACGCTGAATCTGAGTTTCTCGACGGTTTGAAATACTGGAGATGGTATCGACACAAGCGGTTAGCTCAGTGGAACGGTATGATCAGAGAGGAAATGAAATCGATTGAATTGCTTTACCCAGAATTGGTTATTTCGGTCAAGAACCACTACGCATGAAACAATCCCCCACCGCTCGCAGCTTGGCCCATCTGCGCAAAACCTGCCAGCTGGTCCAAGTGGTAGAGAAGTGGAATCCCCACGCTCGCATCAGACACGATCTCTTCGGAATCATCGACATCCTCGCGATTCGCGATGGTGAGACTGTTGCGGTGCAATCAACGAGCTGGTCGAATACAAAAAGCCGCATCAATAAGATCAATGAATCGGATGCGCTAGAGCATCTGAGAAAAGCCGGATGGATCATTCTGGTCCACGGCTGGAGGAAAAACAAAAACGGAAGATACGAGATTAAAGAAATAGATATATCATGAAAGACTACTTTATCGGAACACTCTGCCTCGTCACCGGACTTGGCTACGGACTCGCCTTCTATTTCGCCCTCGAAATGGGCGAGCAACGGAATGAAAAGGATAGGGCCATCGCTGAACTGACTGAGGTGCGCGTAATGGCGGAATGGTCCCGCTTTGAAGAGGGGAGGGCGAAATGAGCGACAAGACCCCAGACATTATTTGCATGGCGAGGCTGGATGTCCTCGAACTTCTTGAAGAGCTTGGCGCTGCCGCAACTCACCTGCGCGAGGCTTATTCCGAATTTGAGGATGGCAATGAGCGAGCCGCAAACATGAGCGTCGAGGATGCCGTCGAGATCATGGGCCGAATTGAGCGCATGAGTTCGGAGATCGGCGTCTCGCTTTGCAAATGGGTGGAATTTGGAGGGACGGCGAAATGAGCGACGACGATCTATCACCAGGACAAAAGCAAGTCCAATCTGACTGGCGCTCTGGCAGAACTTCGGCTCAAAAGCAAGCCGCTCTCAATGCAAAGGCAACGCTTGATTTTCTAAAGCAAAACCCCGGTTCAACGAAGGCGGATGTAATGTCCGCTGGGATCAGGCCGAACTTCTTTATGCTGCAACAGCATGGGTTGGCTTACTTCACCGGAGGCGGAAAGAAAAGTCTGCTCGCCCAATGGTATGCAAAAGGTTTTGAAAGGAGAGAACCATGAACAAAGACCAACTCGCCAACGCTCTTGAAATCGAGCGGAAGAAAAGAATCGCAGCCCAAAACGACGCAGTTTTGCAGAACCTCCAAACCGAACTTTTGAAGCAAAACATGACACAAGAACAAATGCGATTTGAGGCGGCGAAGGCGGCAATGCAGTCCATTGTCCTAAATTCGCGATGGGACAGATGCCACTGGGACGTTATTGCCGAAGCGGCGGTAGATGCCGCAGACTGCTTGCTGGAAGCTCTTGTCAAATACCCATCTACCGAGGAATCCTCGTCAGTTAAACTAAATGACGCAACCAAACCATGAACGACGTAAACGACTTTCTGGACGTTGCCGAAAGCGCCCCACGTTGGAAGCAGGACGCGAAGCGCCTAGGCATCGAAACCTTCTATGTCTTCGACATGTCCGATTCCTACTGGGAGGCATCAATTGAGATTTTTGGTGATGTGGAAACCCAATGCGGAGAGACTGAGCGCGAGGCTGTGATCTCGTTGATGTTCAAGCTGAAACTTGATTGAGATGAAAGAACAAAACGAAATTCTAAAAACCGGGTGGGTCAACGTTTATGCGGATGGATCGTCAGGCTATGTTTGGCCTACTGAGCAAGACGCTAAAGACAAGGCCGGAGAGCCTGCTAGGCAAATCGAAATCCGCGTCGTTGCCAGCCACGAGAAGGCCGACAAGGGACCGACCAAGGTCGATCGCGGCGCTAACGATTCTATCGAGTGGAAGCCTTGGACTGTCGAAATGGTGCGGAATCACCGGAACTTCCAAGAGACTGCCGACTTGCATAACGCGGAGATGGAAAGGGTTACGAAATGAACGGAGACGGAAAAACCATCAGAAACCGCCGCTGGCAGAACAAGCAGATCGCTGCGGGTAGATGCGCGATCTGCGCCAGGTTGGCCGTGCCGAATCGGACGCGATGCGAGATTTGCGCGGAGAAGAATCGCGAATATCAAAGGCAATATAGAGCAAAGTAAAACAAAAAAGAGATGAAGAATTTAGAGGAATACGACGCCTTTATTGAGGCGAAAACCAAGCACGCAAAGCCAAGCGGATTTGAGCCTATGCCGATTACTGCGCCGCTTTTCGACTGGCAAACGCATGTTGTCAGATGGGCTGTGCAGAAAGGTCGCGCCGCGCTTTTCGAGGATTGCGGCCTCGGTAAAACGATCCAGCAACTGGAATGGGCAAATCAAGTCACTAAGCATTGCTCCGGCCCTGTTTTGATCCTCACTCCGCTTTCAGTTGCCGCGCAAACTGCACGCGAGGCTGCGCATTTTGGCATCAAGGCGCACGTCGTTGAATCCGGCGATCAAATTTCCGGTGAGGGTATTTGGATCACCAACTACGAAAAGCTGGAGCATTTTGACGGCGTCGAAGTTGCTGGAGTTGTTCTTGATGAGTCGAGCATTTTGAAGAGCTTTACTGGCAAGACAAGGCATCGACTAACTGAGCGATTCGCTGAAACGCCATACAAGCTTGCATGCACGGCTACGCCATCGCCGAACGATTATACCGAGTTTGGCCAGCACGCTGATTTCCTTGGTGTCTGCACACCTCAACAAATGCTTTGCACGTTCTTCATCAACGACACATTCAACACTGGCGATTGGCGATTGAAGAAGCACGCTGAAGGCGAGTTTTGGAAATGGGTAGCGTCATGGGCGGCGTGTGTCTCAAAGCCATCTGACATTGGCTATGATGACATTGGCTACTCGCTGCCGAATTTGAACCTAGAGACTGTCATTGTTGATGTCGATGAAACGAAAGAAGCAAACGATGGGGAGCTTTTCCGCAACGCAACATTATCGGCGACTACGATGCATAAAGAGATGCGAATGACGGCTGAGGCTCGCGTGAAAGCCGTGGCCGATCTTGTCAATGCATCAGATGAATCTTGGATTGTATGGTGCAATACCAACGACGAAAGCGAAAGGCTTTCAAAGTCAATTCCTGATGCGGTCGAGATTCGCGGCTCAGATACCGCTAAGAAGAAAGAAACCGCCGCCGCTGATTTTGTTGATGGCAAGATTCGCGTTCTGATTTCCAAAAGCGGAATCTTTGGATATGGCATGAATTGGCAGCATTGCCGAAACATTGCTTTTGTTGGCCTGTCCTATTCTTTCGAGGACTTTTACCAGGCGCTCAGGCGCTCCTATCGTTTTGGACAGACTCGCGAAGTAAACGCTTACGTTGTTCACGCAACGACCGAAGGCGCAATCATGCGGACAATAGCACGCAAAATCAACCAACACTCTGAAATGCAAGAAAGCATGAAAATTGCAGCGGCAGCATTCCGCGAAGGAACAAAAGAACTAACAATGAAAACCGATATCGAAAAGAGACAAGGAGAGGGGTGGACTGTTTATCACGGCGATTGCGTTCGCGTTGCCAAATCATTGCCGGATGCTTCGGTGGACTTTTCCGTCTTCTCGCCACCCTTTGCAGATCTGTTTACCTATTCGGACGATTTGCAAGACATGGGCAATTGCAACGACCTTGACGAGTTTACGAAGCATTTCGAGATTCTCATCGCTGAATTGGCTCGCATCGTTGTTCCTGGTCGCGAGGTGGCAGTTCACTGCGTTGACCTTCTTGCAACGAAATGGAAGCACGGGTATATCGGCTTTCAAGACTTCTCTGGCGAGATCATCAGGGCTTTTTGGAAGCACGGCTTTACCCTTCATGCGCGAGTCACGATTTGGAAAAACCCAGTCACCGAGATGCAGAGGACAAAGGCCCATGGGCTTCTTCACAAGACTCTTTGCACTGATTCGGCTGGATCGAGAGTGGGAGCGCCGGATTATCTTTTGGTGTTTCGGGCGCCAGGGGAGAATCCAAAGCCGATCACTAAAGACCGAAACAAGTATCCGGTTTCATGGTGGCAGGAAGTCGCATCTCCGGTTTGGATGACGGTCGATCAAGGCCGCGTTCTCAACCGGGATGGCGCTCGCGATCACAAAGACGAGAAACACATCTGCCCGTTGCAGCTTGATGTCATCGAGCGAGCGATTGAGCTTTGGAGCAATCCCGGCGATCTGGTTTTTTCGCCATTTACGGGCATTGGGAGCGAGGGTGTCGGAGCGCTTACGTTGGACCGGCAATTTGTTGGATCTGAACTCAAGGAAAGTTATTTTAAGCAAGCTTGCGAGAATTTGGCCGGGGCAAAGCTCCAGACTGAGCTTTTCTAGTTGCGAAACGAAATCATTTTGTTGAACCTAAAAAGCCGACCGTATCGGCACGGAGTGAGACCCGTAGAAATGAATACCTTCAAACAGTCCTCGTCCCTCCATCGCGCCGGTGCATTCTCCGGGTCTCACCGCGATGGGTGGGCGAGGGCTTTTTTGTGCCCATGAAAAACTATTCCGAGAAACTGAAAGACCCGCGATGGCAAAAGGTCCGGCTTGAAGTCATGGATCGCGACGATTGGAAATGCCGACTTTGCTTTTCAGAAGGCTCAACCCTTGCCGTCCACCACAAGAAATACACTGGCGAAAATCCATGGGATGCAGATTGCCGCGACCTAATGACGCTCTGTGAGGACTGTCACACCGCGATGCACGAAGGCAACCTTGAGAACATGCCGCCCCTTGTTGATTCATTCTACAAGGCCGTGACGCAGGCCCGACTCGCAAACGACAGCAAAACCTTGATTCGATGGATTGAGGTCGCCAGTAAGCGGTTTTTGTCAGCTTGCGATGAAATGGAGCTTGCCATTGTCCCGCTGCAATCACGGCTGTTCCACCTAATCGAAAAGGAGGCAACGAAATGAGTGACCCGATTTACAAAATCAAGGATTGGCAAAGGCATTTTGAAAACAACCGCTCCCGAACGGTTGAGAATCTGCGCTGGGTTTGTGTTCCCAACAAGCACGACGGCGAAGGTTTTGCGACCGTCATGGAGCAGGAAAACGCCGCCGAATTGTTCGCCGCTTGGGTTTTGATTTTGCAGGTGGCATCCAAGTGTCAGGAGCGTGGCAGCCTTGTGCGGGAGGATGGCACTCCCCTGACAGCCCGAGCAATGGCAGTGAAGACAAGAGCGCCGGAATCTTGGTTCAAGGAAGCCTTTAAGTTCTTCATTACCAAGGTCAAGTGGATGGACTGTCAGGCAAGTGACACCCAACTGTCAGGCAACTGTCAGGCAGGTGACACCCAAGTGACTAAGAAGGAAGGGAATAGAAGGGAAGGGAATGGAAGTGAAGTGAAGAGAGCGAGCAAGGCTCGCCCACAAACCCGCGAGGAGTTTGATGCCTTTTTTCAAGAGCTTGGCCTTTACCCTCGCGATGCCGAGGCGACATGGAACAAATTTGAGGGCAATGACTGGACCAACGGAGGCAAAAAGATCGCCTGCTGGAAATCGACCGTCAGGGCTTGGAAGGCATCGGGCTAC